AATGATCACAGTACAACTCACACTCTACACCCTGCGTCATGCACGGCAGGGTGAGTTTGCACAAGCATCGCATCGCATAAGCGGTGACAATAAGTATGACATATACAAAGAGATTGCTGACAAGATCGAACGGTTTGCTAAGTCTCATGGCATAGCACCTTCATGTGTTGCGCAGTCTAGTATATGGACAGGCGGTGACTTGCAATGACGATGCTCAAGCATGAGCCTCGATCATTTACATTGCAACGTACTAAGGCACTACACCTACAGCGCGTTGCAAATGGATGGCTTGTGTGGTTGGCAGGTAGCCCGCATACGCCACATCATACATACCTGTACTTGTACGATGATGGTCGCATCGAACGAGTAACCGAAGGACCATACGGTGAGATAGACATACTCACCATACCAGAAGGAATGTAGATATGATACCAGAACAATGGGATCAATTCATGACGCATGTTGAATTTGAACATGCGTTTCGTGATCGCCTAAATCAATACAGCGCTTACATTCGTAGTAGGATCAATGATGATGGTGATCCTGCTGGAAAGATGAATGTAACCTATCGTTTTGAATATGGTGGATGGGATCACTCATCAGGCAACTGGAACATCAACACATGGGGCAATGGTACGCCTGATATAAGCACCAAGGGTGCAGTGTTTATAGATGTAGTAGAAGCGCACATACGCAGGGTCCGTGAACAGATGGAACTTGCTAAGCTTCCTGCGCTACTTAAAGCACCAGTTATTACGCACGCACAAATGCTAACCACAACCACTGAAACGTGAAGGAGTGTAACATGACAAAGCATTGTCTAGCGCGTATAGGTGTTGATGTGTTCGTCAACTTCTATGAAGTCGCATCAGTCGAGAGCCTGGGTGACAACGATGTACTGATCGTTCTCAAGAATGGCCACAAGATTGAAGTGTCTAACACAACACCGGCAGTAGTCAACTTTTGTTTGGCAGCGCACATTGCATATATGAACCATGCAACCAATGATATTGGTGCGTATGGTGAAACATCGTATCGTTCTGCAATGAACGATGGCTATGATGATGTGCGCGAACGTGATGGACACACCTTTCGTCACGGATTAAAATGGTAGCTTGACTAGCCCTTGAAGCTGGGCTAGTCTTTTAAGCCGGAGTTATCCTGACTCCGGCTTTCACACAATCAAACAATGGAGTGTGCTAATGGCAATCATCTATGGTTTTGGTGGTCATGACTGGCTACAAGGTACGTTCGAAACTGATGTCATTTATGGAGAAGGTGGTCACGATACACTGCAAGGTGGATTGGGTGACGACTATCTCTATGGTGGATCAGGCAATGACCTGCTCAATGGTAACAGCGGTGTTGATGTAATGTATGGCGGTACAGGGGATGACTACTACAATGTAGATAACTTCCTCGACTCCGTATATGAGAATGCTAACGCTGGCACTGATACTGTCAGGGTTACGTTCACTAATGCATGGACATTGCATGAGAATGTCGAAGGCTTGACCAACGGCAACAACTTCTCTGGCTTTACAGGTGTTGGTAACGTGCTTGACAATCGCATGATTGGCAACTTCGGCGCTGATGTTCTGTATGGTCTAGCTGGTAATGACATCATCACAGGTGGTGATGGTGCTGATGCATTGCATGGCGGTGATGGCAATGACAATGTGCAGGGGCAGAACGGTGCAGATGTTGTCAATGGTAATGATGGCAACGATGCATTGTATGGCGGTACTGGCAGCGACACACTGAATGGTGGTGCTGGCAATGATAACATGCTTGGTGAAGGTGACAATGATCGCTTCATCATTAGTGCGGGTGCTGACACAATCAATGGTGGCAGCGGCATTGACACGCTTGACCTGTCAGCATGGGGCGAAGGACTGATTGTACAATCATCACAGTCAGCACAGATTGTTACATCAGTAGGTGGTGTGCAATTCCTTGCTATCGAGGGAATCATTGCAACTAACTTCGCAGATGTAATCAACGGTAACATTGCTGGCATCACTGACATTAACGGTGGTGATGGTAGCGATGCGCTGTATGGTGTGAATGGTCAGCGCCTAACTGGTGGCGCTGGTGCTGATACATTCGGTAATGATGGCACACGCACTGGCCTCATTACTGTCACTGACTTTGAGCGTGGCGTGGATGATTGGGCGCCATCGTATGTTGACAATGCAGTGTTTGCTAATGCCAATGTCAACAACGTGGATGGGCTGATGGTAACACGCGCCGGTGCTGAGTCCTACTTCTTCATGGGGCTTAGCACTATTGATGTGCCGTACTTGACATAAGCCTAGCTTTGTGCTAGTATAATAAGGTCAGCGACACATCGTTGTCGCTGACTTCACAATCACAACGAAGGAACATTGTAATGTCTGATACAGACAAAGCGCCACGCGCTACAGAAATCCCCAACAAAGTCAGTGACGTTGTGCATCAGATCGGCACACGTTTTGCTTTCCGTCTTACGCCAGTCAATGACGTAGCCGCCGCGGCTGCACAAGAGTACTTCATTGCAAAGGCTATCGAAGATGCTGCCAAAGATCGCAAGGAGAAAGCGCGTGATGCACTCATGCGCGAGATCAAGATACCAATGTCCAAAGGCAAACACTCTGTGCATGACAGTAGTGTTGCTGTTGTTGTAGCTGAGCAGCGCGCTAAGCCACGTAAGTTTAGCGAGGAAGCGTTGCTCAATGCATTGTCCAAAGTTATGGGCAATGTTGACAAAGCTAAGGAATTGATCGAAGGTTGCAAGGTTGCAGAAGGTGGCTTTGTCACACACCTATCTGTTGTGTTGAAGTAGCACAGTATTCAGGCGACAACGTGTTACTTCCTTCCACGTAATCCTTGACGCTCCGTTAGTGTACCAACTAACGTAGAGCAATTTCCCATGGTGTAGGATGAATGTCGCCGCACCATGGGACTACTCTCACTGCTTCGGTTTGTGCAATGCAAAGCCGAGTGATTGTCACAAGGCAGAAGAGAGAAAGGCCACAATCCCCATGACCTATGATGAAGCTGTAGCTATTGCACATTCAGTAGAGAGCGGCGCAATGCCTCTCGATGAATTGTACAATGCGTACGTTAAGTTTAATGCCATCGTTGAGAACACACCTAACTGGATGCCGAACACAGCTAACACTGCGCATGGTGCAATTGCGTCTGCATCTAGCTATGGCAAACCACTTGATTGGCAGCGTGCATTGCATGGCGCAATCGGTATGTGTACTGAGTCAGCAGAAATACTTGATCTGTTCAAGAAGGAACTCTATGGTAAGCAGAAGCCGCTGCATATCAGCCATGTGATGGAAGAACTTGGTGATAATCTGTTCTACATGGTAGTGATCATGCGCGCGTTTGACATTGATATTCGTGATGTTCTTGGCAGCAATGTAATGAAGCTGGCTAATCGTTACATCGAGAAAATGCAGACGCATGTATAAGCTAGGAGACAAAACGTGGAACAGCAAGACCTACCCAACGTATTCCCAACACAGTCATTAGAGCAGCGCCTACCCAAAGAACGTGGCGTTGAGCAATGGGTTACTAATGCAAAAGAAAGTGCGGCAGATAATGGTTTGCATGTGTACAGCAAGCTATGTCCCAAGTATCTGTTCACCATTGGAGCAGCTAATGAAAACACATATGCTATGCTCCGAGCAGGGCAAGCAATTAGAAATACTGGCAGGCCATTGAGCAGTCTTGGCATCGTCGGTATCTACGCACGTCTGCGCGATGATGATGAAACCAATGGGTGAGGTTGTGCAATTCGACATCAAGCCTAAGTCGTTATCATTCACGCGCAAGAATGCGCAAGCAACCATTGTCTATATTCCCAAGAAACGTGTGTGGCAATGGGTTGTAACACTACAACTCAAGCCGCAGATATTTACTGGTGAAGAACAGACAGAAGCATTAGCGAAAGCGATGGTGGACAAATATCTAAAGACATAGATGATGGTGTGCGCGGAGACACACCCTTCGAGCGCCGGTTATTCATTGCAATGCCGCCGCCGGAACAAGAAGCTTATCTCGATGGCATACGCAGACGTAGGTTAGCAACTATCGAAGCGCATCGCCAGTCAGTAGAGATCAAGCAACGTGCCAAAGATCAACGAATGGTGGAGCAGATAGATAAGCAAAGCAAGATGATGGAGAAAGAACTTGCTGCATTAGACAAAGCGTTAGAGAAAGTAGAGAAGCGCGCAGCAATGCTTGCTGGTCTGCGCTTGCTAGTTATCAATGACGCTAGTAATGTAGCATTGGACATCCTAGAACACAACGATCCAGACATACACATGAAACACATGAAGGTGGAACCATGAACGACAACCAACCGCAAGAACAAATCGAGCCACTCGCTCTATCACTGACCGACTTTGTGCGGTATGTACATCATGCCGCAACCATTGCTCGGCAATTACAGTCTGACTTAGTGCAAAATCCTGATCGCATCGAACGTGCTAATGAGATCGGTGTGATTGCTGCGAACACACTCACACCTGATGGTGTGCCACGCTCAATCATCATTGCTGCTACTGCATCTGTGGTCGCCAGTGTTGCATCGCAGCTTGTGAATTATGAAATCACTACAGGCAAGGCAGAGCATGGTTCATTAGAATGCATGATTGGTGGCATTGCACTAGCTGCATATCAGCTTGTTGAAGCTAACACGCAGCAAGCAATGGCACTTAATGAATTGGTAGGAGAGCGTGATGCCAATCACTGATCGTGACATTCGTGAATTGCGTGGCAAGATAAACCCGCTGCTTGGAAAAATACTCATTGAAATGAATGGCGACATTCATGCAATACGCGGTGCCATCGGCACACTCGCCGCAGCAACAGCAGAACTTGCTGGTGCGCTAAACCTACACAACGCTAAGCTTGCACACCTTGCACAAACTAAAGGTAACAATGCTGCTGAGCGTTTGCAACAGCAAGCAATGGAAGTGGGAAGTGATCCTACTATCACAGGAGAAATCCATGAGGACAGGTAAATGGTCACGCATTGAAATGTCAATCGCTTCGAAGGAAGAGATTGACACACTAGACAAGATGGACTATACTAAGATGAGTGCCATCAATATGTGTCCAACATGGGGCATCTTGCGGTATGGTTTGCACAAAGCTATGCCGGGTGGCGGTCGCAGCATGGCGCTCGAAGCAGGCACTGCATTGCATGATTGCTTTGCAGTAATCAGACTGATGCAGCTTAGTTTCTATCAAGGAATGGAAACGCACACACTGTATCATGGGCAACGTCTGTTTGGTAAGGACAGATGGGGCACTATCGTTGAAGGTGTGCGTGGTCCTGATCGTGAAGCATCTATTAAGAATGCTGCATTAGAATGTTTAGCAACAACGGGTTATGTAGATGATTCTAATGATAGGCGTCGCACGTTCAATAACCTTGAGACATCGCTGCTCTACTACTTGCAACGATGGGACTTCGAACGTCATCCTGTATGGGTGCGTGAACCATCTGATCCAACAAGCGACATCGGTGTAGAGATACCGTTTGCGATTAAGATACAGCCATACACAGATGATGGGTTCGCAGGGTACGCAGCGTACGAAGCGCAACCACTAACACCCTTCATCTACACTGGTCGTATTGACGGACTACACCTTGCTGCGAAAGACAGCGAAGAGTTAATCGTGCAAGAGAACAAGAGTGCTGCACGATTGGATGATGCATGGCGTATGTCATTCGACATGAGTCATCAAGTGACAGGCTATTGTGTTGCAGGTTCGTTACATACAAACACTAGCATACGTCGCGGGCTAGTCATTGGACTGTCACTTCCATTGCCACGCTATGCATCTGATGGATTATCCATCGTTGATGTGTATCGTGATAGCTTTATGAAGGAGCGTTGGTTGCAGTGGTTGGAATACACAACAGGTATTTACAACACGTACAAACGCAATCCATTGACTGCGCCTAAGCATACACACAGCTGCAATCGGTACTTCCGTCCATGCAGCATGATCCCCTTCTGTGCGAGCGATGAACAAGAACAGCGCGACATGCTCGAACAGATGGTTACAGAAGAATGGTCGCCGCTGGTAGAAAAGACAGGAGATTAGTATGACTAACGCAGAACAAACCGCAGCTATCGAAGAAATGCAGCAGCAGATCGCCGCATTGCAGGCGGAGAATGCTCGTCTTGCCGTGCAGATTGATGTGATCAATCTACGTATCGCACCTATCGCACCACAACTACAGCCTGATCTTGTTGTTGTGGATGAAGTTACTGATGTTGATGGCGATGCGCAGTGAAGCTAGGTAGCATAGAAGTACAACCTACTATCAGTCGTCGTGAGATACTCACGATGCTGTTGTGGGGCAAGCCAGGTGTTGGTAAGACTGTGCTTGCATCTACTGCTCCTGGCAAGAAGCTATGGTTACAGTTTGATCCTGCTGGCACAGCGTCACTTATGCGTAGTGATGACATACTTGTTGCTGACTTCTCAGCGTACAAGTCTGCACAGCTAGAAGCGTTCAAGCAAGGTGCCATCATTGAGAGTGACTTGCTAAAGCTAATCCGTGAACATGGCATACAAACAGTAGTCGTTGATAGTCTGACAACCTTCGGTCAGATGGCATTGCATTACGGTATTGTGAGCGGCAAAGCTAGTGGCAAGACTTTCAAAGCAAGTATCGAAGCACCAGGACAAGGCGGCTATGGCATACGTGCAGCTATGCTGCTAGACTTCATTACAATGGTGCTTCGTGTGTGTGCTGATACAAAGTGTCATTGCATTCTAACTGCACATGACAAAGAAACCACCGACGATAGTGGTGGTACTACAGAGATCACTGTCAATCTAGGTGGCCAAGGACAAACGGCTATCCCTGCAAAGATCAGTGAAATCTGGTACATGGAAGATACTGGTAAGGCACGTAACATCTACGTACGTGCGCACGGTGTGAAGCGTCCAATGCGAACGCGCATGTTTGCAACGGATGAACGTACGTTCTTCACTGTTAAGTACAACCAAGACAACCCTGATGAAAGGATCAAAGAGAATGCCATCGCAACGTGGTACAAAGCGTGGGAAGCCAACGGCTTCGGCAAAATCCCAGTCCCCAACACCTAACAGCTTTGCTCCGATAGGTGATCCTGGGTGCGACAATCCGTATAACCATGTAAGTGACGCGATTGTTGCGCACCAAAAGAAATCAATGGATGCATTGCGCAAAGCAATGAAACATCTTGATATTGCTTGTAAAGCTGTGAACGATGCGCGTGTTTATGCATCAGAGCATCGTGCATTGGTGCCTGAATACCATGCATCTTCATTGCTTGCTACAGCGATTGATCATGTGGTGTACAATGTTCGCCATGAAGTGAACAGGTACTTGCAAGTTGCTCGCCCGGAACCTGATATAAACAGGGGAGAACCGGCCAACAATATCTAGGGGGTCAGTCGCCCCATAGATACTAGCCCTGGTGGCTTGACAGGGCTAGCGTAGTATGTCACAAGTCAAACTCCGATCAACAGCAAAGGAATAATCGGAATGTCAGAAGAACAACTTGGTTCTGTCTATACTATGGACAAGTCACTCGCTGATGCTGAACGGCCTAAGCCGCTACCAATCGGTGAGTATCGCGGTGAAGTGCGCAATGCAGAATTGAAGGTCAGCTCAAAGGGCAACAAGATGCTCGTTGTGCAGTACCACATTGATCCTTCACAATTTCCACCGGATTACACTGATGGTAATCCTGATGGCGAATTGCTGACTGTGTTTCAGTCGCTCGTGCAAACGCCACGCAATCGCTACTTGCTCAAAGGCTTCTGCCTTATGCATGGTGTAGCGCCGACAAACCAGATTGACACTACTGCGTTCATCTCTCAGAATGTTATTCTTCAAGTGACACATGAAGAATATGAGGGTATGGAACAGGCACGTGGCAAGCCTATTCGGGCCATCTAACCCGAAGGCACTAGCCCATATTTTTTTATGGGCTAGTGCATTTTTCTCGTTGACATTGGCGAGGAATTGCGTATGATACCTAAGTCAACCAAGCCCAAAGGGCTACAGCAAAAGGACAACAAAACTATGGCTAACCCGAATGTAAAGCCTGCCACCCCTGGCGCCAAGGAAAAGGCCAAGCGTGTACTTGGCCCGCGTACCATCTATGTGATGTTCAAAGAAGGTACTCCCCAGGATGTTGTGAACGCTGCGCGTGAACACATTCAAACGCTTACCATGAATGGCCGCGTTATCCTTGATCGCATGGGTAGTGGTCAACCTATCCCCCCGTTCCTGAAGTACACTGTGGAAGTTAAGGAACGTGCAAGCGGTGAAGAGTAATAGCATTGCATAGAGTGGCAACACTCTCGCAGCGGTGTTTGTAGCTAACACGTGTGATGCGTTACGATAGGCGGTAGCAGTAATGTTACCGCCTATTTTTGTATAGCAAAGGTATCCGCAATGAATGAAAACGTATCCGGTCTTGGTTCAATCACCATACCAAAACCCATCAAGCTGTCATTTCGTCGAGGCATTGCATCACTGAATAGCAGCGGAAGATGCGTTGCAGTGCGAATGCATGAAGAAGATTTAGTGCTGCTGAATACCGAAGCAGAACGGCTCGGCATTACACGCGGCGAGTTAATGCGATGGCTTTGCGTATTTGGCGCAGCGGCATTGCATAAAGAGAACACAGGCATACATCCACAAGTAACGCCGTAAGGAAAACAAATGTCAGAAGCAGCAAAGCAAATTACACTAGAGCAGTTTGATGACAAGCAGAAGCTTGCAGTCGAACGTGCGCTAGATGTATCACGTAGGATTGTCGCAGTCACTGGTCCTGCTGGTAGTGGCAAAACAACGATCATGCGCACAATCTATGAGAAGCTAACAGAGAACGGCTACAAAGCTGTCCTTGTTGCGCCTACAGGTAAGGCCGCACGCCGCATCCGTGAAGCAACAGGCGCGCCAGCTATGACCATACACATGCTGTTAGAGTACACAGCACCGCGTGACATTAACCCACGCACTGGTAAGCCGTATGGTGTGACCATGCCACGCAGATCACGCGAGAAGCCGATTGATTATGATACGGTTATCGCAGATGAATATGCAATGGTCAATCAAGAATTGCATCGCAATCTGCTTGATGCGTTTCCACCGGGTGCAAGACTGCTTGCGTTTGGTGACGAGTCACAGCTACCACCTATTGAAAGCAGTCCTGCATTAGCAGCTAAGCCAACTGCATTCAATGACTTGCTTACACGCTTCGAAGGTGTGCGCCTTGATCGTGTGCATAGGCAGTCAAGTGACAGTGGTATTCTATCTAATGCGCAACGTGTCTTGAAAGGCAGCGCACCACAACGCTTACCAGACTTCGACATGATCATCACAGATCGTCCAGTCGAAGTGCTTATTGACTCGCTGCATCCTGACTTTCTCAAAGCATTGCAGAAGTCTGACTTCACCAGCTTGCGTAATCAGATACTTACCCCAGGCAACAAGTCATGGGTAGGTACACACAAGCTTAACGCGCTGCTGCAAATGCTGCTCATGTCTGATGAACGTGAGACTATTGAAGTGCCGCGCAGATCATACAATGGCAAGACCTATGATCCACCTATTCGCGTGGGTATTGGTGACAAGGTTGCAATGACTAAGAATTGGTACGACCTAGAATGCAATGACGGTTCAAATGGTGTGTTCAATGGTGAAGTCGGTAAGGTTGTTGACATCACTGACTTGCATGAGATTGTTGTTGACTTCGAAGATCGTGTGTGTACTATTCCACCTGCGATCCAAACAGTGTTCAACAATCAGGTGCGCATTGCGTACCCACAGAACGACTTGTATCTTGCGTACGCATTGACTACGCACAAAGCACAGGGCAGTGAGTATAGGCATGTGGTTTATATCATCAATAAATCACATCACACACTGCTTAATCGCAAGAACCTGTACACAGCAATCACACGTGCGCGTGAACACGTCACGCTGATTGCAGACACGAAGGGACTGTCACTGTCTGTGACTGTCAGAGAACCCCGCATCTTTGGAGAGTGATATGCTACCTGCAATAACTAATCAAAAGCTAATACTGTTCAACGGTCCTAGACACAGTGGCAAGGATACTGCTGCTGATCATGTGTGGTCAGTATTCGCTAACACAATGCGGTTCAAAATGAGCCGACCATTGAAGGATGCTATCAAAGCATTCTTCAATCTAACAGATGCGCAGGTTGCGTATCTTGAAAGCAAGAAAACACAACCAGATGACTTGCTATTTGGCAACAGTTATGTAGATGTGCAGATCAGCATGTCTGAGTATTGGGCCAAAGACAAGTTTGGTATGCGTGTGTTTGGCAAGCTTGCATTACGAGAAGTGCAGGCATCACCAAGCAAGCTGTTTGTGTGCAGTGATAGCGGCTTCGACTACGAAGCTGCACCATTGTTGACATACTTCGGCATAAGCAATGTAAT